TTAGTCAGATTGAGGAGGTTGCTCCTCTTGATATTGGAGATCCAAATTGTAAGTTAATAGAACCTTTCATATTGAAAGAGAATGATACTTTATCTCCTTGGTTGATAGATGTTACTAACGATAATGAATTTATGATGTGTTCTGATAAGATACTTACATTAGTTGAAGCTAAACCAACTCTTTTAGAGAAATATCAAAACTTGATTAAATGAAGTTCTATACCAATGTGCAATTGATTGGGAACAAGTTCCTAGTTCGTGGTTATGATAATGGTGAGCATGTTCAATTTAGGGATGACTATAATCCTACTTTATTTGTCCCCTCTAAGAAAGAATCTAAGTATAAAACTTTAGAAGGTGAGAATGTTGAACCTATTCAACCTGGTTTTGTGCGTGATTGTAGAGAGTTCTATAAGAAGTATCAAGATGTAGAAGGATTCAAAATCTATGGTAATGATAGATATGTGTCCCAATATATTTCTGATAAGTATCCAGAGGATGAGATTAAGTTTGACATATCTAAGATTAGATTGGTCACTCTTGATATTGAGGTTAAGTCTGAGAATGGTTTCCCTGATCCAGAAACTGCAGATCAGGAGATTCTATTGATTTCACTTCAAGATTATAATACTAAACAGATTATAACTTGGGGTGTTAATCCATTTAATAATAAGCAGAAGAATGTAAATTATATTGAGTGTCCTAATGAATGGTCACTGCTTCAAAAGTTTATTGATTATTGGAATTCTAATATACCTGATGTAGTAACTGGATGGAACATACAATATTATGATATCCCATACCTATCCAAGAGATTGTATAAGGTTCTGAGTGAGAAGGAGATGAAGAGATTATCTCCTTGGGGAATGAATACTGAGAATGAGATTTATATTAAAGGTAGGAGGCATCTCTATTATGATGTTGCTGGACTTACTCAACTAGATTACCTAGATCTTTATAAGAAGTTTACCTACAAGGCACAAGAGTCTTATAGGTTGGATTATATTGCTGGTGTAGAACTTGGACAGAAGAAACTAGATCACAGTGAGTTTGATACCTTCAAAGATTTCTATACCCAAGGGTGGCAAAAGTTTGTAGAATACAATATAATTGACGTGGAACTTGTTGACCGTCTGGAAGACAAGATGAAACTGATTGAACTGGCATTGACTATGGCATATGATGCTAAGGTTAATTTTGCAGATGTGTTCTTTCAGGTTAGAATGTGGGATACCATAATCTACAACTATCTGAAGAAGAGGAATATTGTTATCCCTCCTAAAGATAGATCTCAAAAAAATGACAAATATGCAGGTGCTTATGTCAAGGAACCGATACCAGGAAAGTATGATTGGGTTGTTAGTTTTGATCTCAACAGTCTGTACCCTCACCTTATTATGCAATATAATATCAGTCCAGAGACCCTCAGGGAAACTAGACATCCCAGTTCGAGCGTTGAAGGGATATTAAATCAGGAGATAGAGATTGATGGAGATTATGCAGTTTGTGCGAATGGAGCACAATATAGGAAAGATGTTCGTGGGTTCTTGCCTGAACTCATGGAAAAGATTTACAAGGATAGAACGATATACAAGAAGAAGATGCTTGCCGCAAAGCAAGAGTATGAAAAGAAGAAGACGAAAACACTTGAGAAGGAGATTGCTAGGTGTAACAACATCCAGATGGCAAGGAAGATTCAACTTAACTCTGCTTATGGTGCTATCGGCAATCAGTACTTTAGGTATTATAAACTAGCAAATGCGGAGGCAATAACCTTATCTGGGCAGGTATCTATCCGTTGGATAGAGAATAAGATGAATGGTTATATGAATAAGATTTTAAAAACTGAGGGTGAAGATTATGTTATTGCTTCAGATACTGATTCCATCTATCTTAATTTGGGTCCTCTGGTTGAGGCTGTATACAAGGGCAGAGAGAAAACTAATGAAGTCGTTGTTGGGTTCCTTAATAAGGTGTGTGAAACTGAATTTGAGCCTTTTATTGAAGGTTCTTACCAAGAACTGGCCGACTACGTAGGTGCTTATGATCAGAAGATGTTTATGAAGAGAGAGAACATCGCTGATCGTGGTATATGGACTGCCAAGAAGAGATACATTTTAAATGTATGGGATAGTGAAGGTGTCCGATATGAAGAACCTAAACTAAAGATGATGGGTATTGAGGCGGTTAAGTCTTCTACACCAGCACCCTGTAGAGCAATGATTAAGGATGCTCTGAAGTTAATGATGAATGATACTGAGGAGAATGTTCAGAAGTATATTGAAGACTGTAGAACTAAGTTTAGAAAACTTCCTCCAGAAGATATTGCTTTTCCTAGAACAGCATCTAATGTTCAGAAGTACAAAGCATATTCAACAATTTATGAAAAAGGAACTCCTATACATATACGTGGTGCATTGCTTTTTAATCATTATGTAAAACAGAAAAAATTGGATAATAAATATTCTCCCATTGGAAATGGGGAGAAAGTAAAGTTTCTTTATTTGAAGAAACCAAATATTATTCAAGAAAATGTTATATCATTCATTCAAGACTTTCCTCACGAACTCGGTCTTGATATGTACATTGATTATGATTTACAATTTGAAAAGAGTTTCGTGGAACCACTTAGAGCAATATTAAATGCTATCGGGTGGAGTGTCGAAAAAACTGCTAGTCTGGAGTCCTTTTTTAACTAATGGAATTACCTATCAATCATAAAGATTTAGATACTATTATCAATGCATTATCACTTGGTGGTGATACTCGACTTTATTTCCTATTAAAAAATATTAGAGATACAAATAGATTGAATAGCGATATTTGGGAGGACACATCCGTGCAGTGTGATATTTAATAAACTGTGCTATAATAATATTATTGAGGCTATAGAATGGATTTTTTAAAAGAAGTAGTAAAGGAGATAGGTGACGAATACACCCAAGTCGCATCAGACATCGAAGAAACTGAAAGATACATCGACACAGGTTCATACATCTTTAATGGATTGGTGTCGGGTTCCATTTTTGGTGGCGTATCTAGCAGCCGCATTACTGCCATCGCTGGTGAAAGCAGTACTGGGAAAACTTACTTCTCCCTCGCAGTGGTCAAGAATTTTTTGGATAATAATCCTGATGGTTACTGTCTTTATTTCGATACTGAGGCTGCCGTTAATAAAGGATTACTTGAGTCTCGTGGGATTGATTTAACTCGCTTAGTTGTAGTAAATGTAGTAACAATTGAAGAGTTTAGATCAAAGGCACTTCGTGCTGTAGATATATACTTAAAATCTCCTGAAGAAGAACGCAAACCTTGCATGATTGTTTTAGATTCTTTGGGTATGCTTTCCACAGAAAAAGAGATAAGAGATGCTTTAGATGATAAGCAGGTTAGGGATATGACTAAATCCCAACTTGTGAAAGGTGCTTTTAGAATGTTAACTTTGAAGTTGGGTCAAGCAAATATTCCACTTATAGTCACAAATCACACCTACGATGTCATCGGATCTTATGTCCCAACTAAAGAAATGGGAGGAGGCTCTGGTCTCAAATATGCCGCAAGTACGATCATTTATCTTTCAAAGAAAAAGGAAAAGGATAAGACGGAAGTTGTTGGTAACATTATTAAAGCTAAGACAGCAAAGTCAAGACTCTCTAAAGAAAATCAACAGGTAGAGATACGTCTTTATTATGATGAAAGAGGACTTGATAGATACTACGGTCTCCTAGAATTAGGAGAACTTGGAGGATTATGGAAGAATGTTGCAGGAAGATATGAAATGAATGGGAAGAAAGTATATGCTAAGGCAATACTTGCAGATCCAGAAACTTATTTTACTGATGATGTGATGGGAAAGTTGGATGAAATTGCAAGAACATCCTTTTCATATGGTTAAAATATATGATAATATAATTCCTGATAGTTTATGTGAAACATTAATAAAGTTATTTGAAAATAATATACAAAGACAAGAATATTTAAACAAAGATAATTGTCCTTGTTTTACTCAAGTAAATATTAATAAAATATCTTTAAAGATTGTTAATAATTTAATTCCATATCTACAGAAAATTTATTATCAATATAAAAACGATATTCAATCAAAATATATTCCTCCACTTCAAGAATTGGAAGAATTTAGAATTAAAAGATATCTTACAAATGGTAATGAAAGGTTTGATGAACATGTTGATGTAACTGATTTCGAATCATCAGTTAGAGCAGTTGCATTTTTATTTTATTTAAACTCAAATAATGGAAATACTATTTTTCCTAATCATGAGTTGAATATTAAACCAGAATGTGGTAGAGTGGTTGTGTTTCCACCTACTTGGGAATATCCTCATAGAGGACTTCCACCTTCAAATAACTCAAAATATATTTTGAGCACTTATATACATTATGGAAAGAATTGAGACTTCTATTCTTAGAAACTTAATTTATAATGAAGAATATT